CATTCAAGGCGCTAGTCGCGCTCGCGGAACAGGTCGCGGACGTCCTGCCGAATGTCGAACGCGCCGATTTCGTCAGCTACACGCTGTCCCCCGACGCGCCCGCGCTGCCCGCGTATCGAATCCAGTTAGAGGAAGGGATCTGAAATGGCGATTGTCGAAAGTCGACTGAAGGATGGAGTCCTGAAGATCGGTCCCACTGGATCGGAACAGGACTTCAGCTGTCAGGTAACGAACGCGCGGATCAATTCGAGCTACAGCGACGACGGCGACCCGCTCGAAACGCTGTGTGGCGACGAAATCCCCGCGGGTCGGAAGCTGGACGGCCGCGCGCTCGCGGGGACTTTCGTTCAGGACTGGACCGCCGCCGCGGCCGCGTCGATTACCGAATTCGTCTGGACCCATGATCTCGAAACGATGGCATTCGAGTACCAGCCCAACGGAACCGCGGGACCGACGCTGACAGGAACGCTACGGCTCGAAGTCCCCGCGGAAACCTACGGCGGCGACGTCAATTCGCGGATCACCAGCGACTTCGAGTGGTCGATCATCGGTGACGTAACGCGGACCCCGCCTGTCGGGACCATGATGGCGAGCGCGTCCAGCGAATGACCGCGCCCACCGATCGGACGGTGAAAGTCGAAGGGCTGGCCCGCCTGACCCGAACGCTGAAAAAAGCTGGCGCGGATCTGAAAGACCTGAAGGACGCGCACCAGCGCGCCGGCCGCACAGTCGCGGCCGCCGCGCAACCGCGCGCGCCGCGCGGCCCTACGGGGAAGCTGGCTGGATCTGTGCGCGCCACGAAACAAACGAAGCGCGCGCGCGTAGTCGCGGGATCCAGCGCGGTCCCCTACGCCGCGCCGATCCACTGGGGATGGCCGGCGCGTCATATCGCCGCGCGCCCGTTTATCAGCGAAGCGGCGACCGACACCGAACCGATATGGACCGCCGCCTATCGCGATGACGTCGAAAAGGCGCTGGCCGAAGTGAAAGGCGCGTGACCCGATGGCCTGGCAGAAATTCAAGGTGGCGCTAGTAGGTCACCCCGAACCCATCGAAGTCCAGACCAGCGCGCGCGACTGGGCGACGATTCAGCTGGACACCGATGGCAAGCCGCGCGCGATGGCGATGACATTCCAGGTCGCGCACGCGGCGCTACTGCGAACAGGTGCCGACGTTCCCGCGAGCTACGAAGAATTCCTAGACGTTCTCGACGGCATACCCGAAGCGGTCGACGGCGAAGGGGTCGCTGACCAGCTGGACCCTACGGCGCGGGAACCCTAGGGCGCGCGGCGGTGGTGGTCGCGCTTCGCAGCGGTGGGAATCCCGAATGGTGGCTGGACGATACGCGCGCGCTTATGACCGCGCTGGAAATCTTCGCCGCGGCAGACCGCGCGAGGCGGTGACATAGATGGCAGCGCCGGCAATTCTGAAGATCGACATAATCGCGGACGCGACGAAGGCGGCCGCCGCGCTCGATAAGACAGGAAAGGCCGCGGATAAAACTGGGTCGCGGTGGAAGGGGATGGCCGGCGCGCTCGCGGGTGGGGTCGCAGCTGGCGCGGTCCTGTCATTCGGGAAGTCTGCGATATCAGCCGCGCAAGATTCGCAGCGCGCGACGTCGCGACTCGAAGCGGTCTATAAGTCGATGGGCGACACGACTGGCGACGCGGCGAAGGCCGCGGAGAACTACGCGGGATCCCTGTCGAAGAAAACGGCGGTGGACGATGAGCAGATCATGGCGGGGCAGGCGCTACTCGCGACCTTCGGGAACGTATCCAGCGAAGTCGCGCGGCAGGCGGGGATCTTCGACCGCGCTACTGCCGCGGGCGCGGACCTGGCCGCCGCGGGGTTCGGCACGATCGAAGGGAACGCGAAACAGCTGGGGAAGGCGCTTCAGGATCCTGTCAAGGGAGTAACCGCGCTGGCGAAGGCGGGGGTGACGTTCACAGCCGCGCAGAAGAAACAGATAGCCGCGATGGTCAAGTCTGGCGACCTGCTCGGCGCGCAGAAAATCGTTATGGGTGAAGTCGAACACCAGGTGAAGGGGACCGCGGAAGCGACCGCGAGCAGCACCGACAAAATGAATTTGGCCTGGGGCGAAACCCAGGAGTCAGTCGGGAACGCGCTGCTGCCCGTACTGAATACGCTCGCGCCGATCCTGTCGGAAATCGCTGGATTTATTCAGGAAAATACGTCCTGGCTGATCCCGCTGGCCGCTGCGATCGCGGTGGTGGTCGCGGCCCAGTGGGCATGGAACGCGGCGATGGCCGCGAACCCGCTGACGCTGATCGTCATAGGAATCGCGCTGGTCATCGCGGCGATAGTCCTGCTGGTCAAGAATTGGGATCGCGTCAAGGCCGCTTTCGTCTGGGTGTTCGAGTGGGTGAAAGCGAATTGGCCGCTGCTGCTCGCGATCCTTACTGGCCCCATCGGAATCGCGGTCCTGCTGATCGTCAGGAATTGGGACACGATCAAGGGCGCGGCGGTCGGCGCATTCAACGCGATCAAGGGCGCGGCCGTCACCGCGTGGGAATGGGTGCGCGACCAATTCCAGAAGCTGGTCGATTTCTTCGCGAAGATTCCTGGCTGGATCGGTGACGCGTTCACGACTCTCGCGGACGTCATCACCAGCCCCTTCAGGTCCGCATTCAACGCGATCGCGAACCTATGGAATTCGACGGTGGGCGCGCTGTCTTTCAAGGTTCCTGGCTGGGTTCCTGGGATCGGGGGAAAGGGGTTCGACGTTCCCGATATCCCCACGCTCGCGACAGGGGGGACCGTTCTTCGCACAGGTCTAGCGGTGGTCCACGCGGGCGAACGCTTCAGCGGAGTAAGCGCGGGGCGCGCGATGGGCGCGAGCGCGTCGACGGTGGTGAACATTCACGTTCACACCGACGGCCTGGGCGCGTCGAATCCACAGATACAGCGCGGGGTCGCGAACGCGCTGCGCGCCTACACGCGTCGAAACGGCCCACTGGATATCGCGGTGAAGGGGACGCGCTAGTGGCCGGCTGGAATCCTTCGATGCCCTGGCCTAGTGGAATGCCAGGGGGCGCGGCCGCGCCGGCCTGGGGTGGCTACGTTCGCTTCTGGCTGCGCGCTGGACTCGCGCCAGGAAACGCGTTCCACCTAGGACCGCATACGTTCGACCGCCTGAATTCTGGGAACGTCCTGGGGGGCGCGCCGACTGCGCGCGCGGCTGATCCGTCGAAGCTATGGGTGGACCTGTCCTGTGACGTTCTCGACGTCGACGTGGCGGGGGGGATCACCAGCGCGCAAGGGATCTTCTCGAAGGCTGACGCGTTGACGCTGACCGCGCACCTGCTGGACCCCGAAGGGATCTATGACCCTGTGAACCCGATTCCCCCCTGGACGTTCCAGGGGCAGTCGCGGCTAGTACCAGGAACCCCTGTCGAAGCATTCGCGGAAGTGGTCGACCCCGCCGACGCGAGCTGGACGCGGATCCTGCTGTTCGCGGGGACCGCCGATAGCTGGGGTGAACCCTGGACCCCGAACCCGCGCGAACGCGTCGCGGAGCTAGTCGCGACCGACGCGACGAAAGGCTGGGTGAACCTGAACCGACCCGAACAGCCCCCCGCGGGCGCGGGCGATAACACCGCGACGCGCGTCGCGCGTATCGCGACGTTCTACGGCTGGGCTGGTGGCATCGAAGCGGGAACGCCGGCCGCGGGTCTGACCTACCAGGCGACGACGTTCGACGCGCAAGGCTGGGAGCTACTGAACGAAACGATGGACCAGGAATTGGGGGTGATCCATTTCACCCCCGAAGGGAAGCTGCGGTGGGTGGGACGCGACGTCTGGCTGAACCCAGGCGCGCCCGTTATCGCGGTGGGCTGCCCGCCCGAAGGTGACCCCGACGCTGCCGAATTCTTCGACGTAGTAATTGACGCGCAACCCAGCGCGCAAGATTCGCAGCTGCGAAACGATATCTACGCGCAGCGCGAGGGGGGCGCGGTGGTCCATGCCGCGTCCACCGCTTCGATCGCGCGGCATGGCCGCTACGAATACACGCGCACCGACCTAACGATGGAAACGGACCCCCAGGCCGGCGACTGGGCGAACGCGGTGCTACGCGTCAACGCGTACCCGCGGCAGGCGCTGGAAACGGTGACGCTGCGACCCGAAATCGCGCCGAACAGCTGGGACGCGTGGCGCGAAGTCCTGGGCGTTCGATTCTTCAGCGACGTCGCGCGGGTGGTCTGGATCCCGCCCGACAATCCCGCGCGCGTGGTCGACACTGTGGCGCGGGTGGTGGGGTTCGACCACCGCATATCGCGTGACGCGTGGGAAGTCGACTGGCAGCTGATCGGCTGCGACGCGCTCGCGACGAAAGGCTGGACGTTCCACCTAGGACCGAACGCGAATGATCGACTCGACGCTGGGTTCGTCCTGGCCTAACGGAAGGGGGGCGACGTCATGCCCTACAAGGTCTGGGCGGTGGGTGAGGAAGTCCTAGCGGCCGATTTCAACGATTACCTTCAGGAACAAGTGGTGCCGATCTTCGCGAGCACAGCCGCGCGCGACGCCGCGATCGTCGCGCCATTCGCGGGGCAGCATTGTTTTGTGACTGGCCTGGGAATGCAGGAACACAGCGGCAGCGCGTGGCAGTCGATAATTGGCCGCTGGGGCGCGTTCTCGGTGACCACTGACACGCTTTCGCAATTCACGTTCGCGCACGGCTTCGCGGTCGCGCCTTCAGTGGTCCTGATTACTGGCAAGACCCCGACAGGTGGCGGTGGAAAATCGTTCGGGGTCGCGATCATCATCGCGATTACCGCGACGACGTTCACAGCCCAGGTCCGAAACGCGATCGACGGTGTTGGGCTCGCGTCGACCGCGATCACTGGACAATTCCTAGCCCTGCCCTAACCGAAAGGACCGAACCGATGACACCGACCGAACCGACAACCCCCGAACCCGAAGAACCGACCCCCGACACCCCGCCCGAAGAACCCGACGCGCACCGCGACGAACCCGAACCGACCGCCGACCCGAACCCATGACGGCCGCGCCCGCGATCGTCAGCCGCGCGAGCTGGGGCGCGAACCCGCTTCAGACCCCCGCGGGTTCCATCGCGATCCCCAGCCCCGAATTGTGGCTGCATCACACAGGATCGACAGGGCTGCATGGTGCCGCGGGAATGCGGTCGATTCAGGCCGGCGCGCTCGCGGGTGGCTATGTAGACATTGAATATTCCTACGTCATCGACAACCCCGACGCGACAGTGTTCGAGTCCCGCGGACCAGCGAAGAACAGCGCCGCGACCGCCGATCACAATTCGATCAGTCACGCGATATGCGTCATGGGGAATTTCGAGACTGAAGCGCCGGCCGATCGCGTCCTGTCGATGGTCGCGCAGCTGACCGCGTGGGGACACGAAAAGGGATGGTGGCCGGCACAGATCACAGGACCGCACCGCGACGTATACGCGACCGCCTGCTGTGGCGCGCAGCTGATCGCGCAGATAGGCGAAATCAATTCGCGCGCTCGAAGCGGCGCGAGCGCGCCACCGCCACCGAAGTCGAAGAAAGGGGGCGCGGTGAACATCGCGCGCACGAAGTCAGGAAAGGGCTACTGGATCTGCGCGGCCGATGGCGGGGTGTTCACCTACGGGGACGCGCAATTCTACGGCTCGATGGGTGGGAAGAAATTGAACGCGCCCGTAGTCGGGATGGCCGCGGCCGCCGATGGCAAGGGATACGCGCTGGTCGCGTCCGATGGCGGGGTGTTCGCGTTCGGGTCGGTGGTCTACAAGGGGGGCATGGGTGGCGAGAAAATCAACGCGCCCGTTGTCGCGATCGAAATGGACGCGGACGGCCTGGGGTACTGGCTGCTCGCGGCCGATGGTGGGGTGTTCGCATTCGGCGCGGGGTTCTACGGAAACGCGACGAAGGAAATCGACTACTAGGGGCGCGGTTGCATGACCCCGCTGTCATCGCGGCGATCCTTACTGGGGTGGCGGGGATT